TCTTCACAACCAACATTTACTCCGTCATATGGAACAAAATCTAATTTACCAAAAGCGGGTCCGTGAGTTACAAGTATATCAACATCTTTTGGTATCAAGTTCCACTTATCCATTAGTTTTTCACCACGAGGTAAATTAAATGCCCAATTATGAAATTCAGGTTGCCATGGACTACCCCAGATTTTAACCAATTTATCATAATCCTCACCAACCAACATCCAATCATCTTGAAGGTAGTCTATTGTTTTATAACCGGTGAGCAAACCTTTTATTTTTTCTGGATCATCCTGGAACCCAAAATCATGATTACCTGCGATAAAAACTTTTGTGTCGTAGTTATCTATTTTATCATACCATCCAAAGAAATTCTCTAATTCGGTAACATAACCACGACTGGATATGTCTCCAGCACACAACAATATATCACCACCAGGTAAAAACCCATCCAACAAATTGTGTTTTGTATGTGTATCCGATATAAATGTTAACCTCTTTTTCATGATACAAATATAACAAAAATTAATTAATATTTATCAATTTGTTTTTTAATTTTTTCAATAAGTTCTTCTGAAATATTTTCCTCATTCAAAACATTTTCCAACAATGTTTTAACTTCTTTTTTGGATCTTTCTTTTGATTTTCTTCTTGATGTTAATTCAACCTCATATAGGTAGTATGAAACCTCATCCACATGTTTCAACTTATTTAAATATTTTTCAATTCGCTGGTCTATTAATCTACTTTCGTGTAAATCTGTGATGACATAAAATGACTTAAATAATTCATCAAGTCGTCCTTTTAGATATTGAATTTCTCCGTATTTTAAGATGTCGTTTTTTTCCATAATTTTTTGTTTACAACAAATAATAGAAAAAAAAATTAAGGATATCAACCCAAACTTTGATAATAATCTTTGTCATACAACCAAATATCATCTTCCGGAATCAAAGTCAGTTTGGAAATAAATTCATCGGTATCTGAGTCATAAAACTCAACCCAATACCCCATACCAGAGTCTGTCGGTCTATACCTTGGTTGGTTATTTATTCCAACAACTTTACCTTTTGATCCAATCGGAACTTCTTCACCATCCATGTGAATTAAAACAATTCTATCACCAACCTCTAGTTTTGGGTTTGGTGTATTTAAGTCCTTCGCCATAATTATAAATATATGAAAAACTTTTTGAAATATCTACTAATTGAAGTTATGAACAAATATGGTTCATTTATGTGGTTTGGAACCCACGTTTCCTTAACACAAACAAATTGGCATTATTTATTTGAGATTTTTTTGAGTTTAACTATTAACTTTTTGGTTGTTTTTTCGTTATATTTACAATACAATGAAAAATTACAAGAAACTAACAATACCTGAAGAATCCGCTTGGAATAGAAAGGGGGTATTTCCATTCATATGGCGAAACACAAATTGGAGAATAAGATACTTTATCGGAGGTATAAAAAATATCTTTAGATGGATACCAACTTTATATAAAGATAAGGATTGGGATGACTGGTATATTTTTACAATCCTTCAAAAGAAAATAGAATTTCAAAGAAAAGAAATTATCTATGCAAATCGTCATATGGAGGTTGATAGAGATAATCGTGATATGACTATTGTTTTAAACCTAATTGAAAGAGTTAAAGACGAATACTACAACACTGAATATCTTGATTATGAAGACTCTGATGTTGTATTTAAACCGGTTGAAGGTAATGAAAATCTTAGGTCCGCAGATATAGAGGTTTCAAGTGAGACTTATGATGATTTTTTAAAAAAATACCCATCAAGTGTCCGTAAAATATTAAAAGAAAATCCCAATCTAAATAAAAGAGATTTATGTCATTATGTTTCAAAACATAATCAAGAAAAAGCGCATAATTTATTGTTTAAAATTTTAAAAGAAAGAATGAGATGGTGGTGGGACTAACAATCAACGAAGTAAATTAACATTACCTGATTTTTGAATGACACCATCATCACCTTTAACATTAAACCTTAACACCCAACTATAAGTTCCGTATTGACATAAAACGTTATTGTACATACCATCCCACTTTCCATTTGGGTCAGATGAACTAAATATGGTTTCACCCCATCTGTTAAAAATCAAAAACGAATAACCATCAACATCAAATCCTTCATTCATTACTGGGCCAAAATATTGATTAAATTCGTCACCATCTGGTGTAAATGTGTTTGGTACCCAAAAAGTAACACCTGGACATTCACTTACAAAAACTTGGAGTGTTTGTTCAACATAACATAACCAATTTTCTCTACGTACAGTTATATTGTATAAACCACCTTGAGTATAAGTATAAGTTAATTCATCACCAATAAATGTTTCACCATTGACCTTCCAGGTATTTTCACCATCACTCGTTGATGAGGCAAAATAGCTAACCGTTTTGGGTTCCCCAGCACAGATCTCAAGTGTATCTTGTGCTGAAGAAACAAAACATATGATTAAAACCAATATGGATGAAATAAATTTCATATTTTAGTTATGTTGAATTGGTGATAAAGTTGGTGTACCAAATACTGGTACTGTTGTTGAAGTTGAGAACGTACATCCACCATTTGTTACAGTATATGTCACATTGGAAATTGCGTTCGTTCCGTTTGCCACGTTATCTGGACAAAATTGATTTCCAGAGACTCCGGTTCCAGACCAAGTACCACCAACCGGTGAACCAACCAAAGTAACACAAGGATCAGATTCACAAAATGGACCTAAAGCAGCAATAGTTGGTGTGAATTGGTAGATCAACACGTTTAATGTTACCGGTTGAGCTTGACATCCAGAACCCGAAGTATATGTTACAGATATGGCGTTATTTATAAGACCGGCTGGTGTTGCTGACCAATCCACTTGGATTGAGTTTGTTCCTTGTCCAGAAACTAGGGTTGCTGAACCTGGTATTGTCCACGTATAGGTCCCCGAACCGATATTTTGTACTGTATAAGTGGATAGTGTTGTTGATTGGAAACAGACCGTATCAGGGTTTGTTGTTACAAGTTGTGAGAACAAAGAGCTTGATACTAAAAGAGCTAAAATTAAAATTACTTTTTTCATGGTGTTTAGATTTAATTATGGTTTATTGGGGTTAATATTAACTGATTTGGGTCCGTTAAGGTTACACTTCCACTTACAGTACAACCATTAGCGTCAGTGACCGTTACATTATATGTTCCGGAACATAAATTAGATATTGTTTGTGTGGAACCACTTGGTGTCCAAACATATATATAAGGTAAAGTTCCTGATGTTGGCGTTGCGGTTGCCGAACCGTCACACAAACCAAAGCAAGATGGATTAACAAACGTAAAGTTGGCGGTTAATGGTGTTGGTGTAAAGGTTGTTTGAGCTGTTGAAACACAAACATTTGTTCCACCTACACTGAATGTTGAAGTTAAAGTAAATGTTGTTTGTTGTGTCACGTTTGTTGTCGTTGTATTAAGGTTTGTTGAATTTGCAATTGTTGCCGATGGATTACTTGTCCATTGAATTGTGGTGGTACCATTTATTGTTATTGGTGTTGTTAAATTTGTCGGTGGTGGTACCTGATAAACGGATGCCGTCGCTTGTGAACATGAATTATCATTTATGTTTGAATTTATTGTTCCTGAACTATAAGTTATGGTTGTTGGTGAACCACAAATGGATGTTAAATTTGAAAAAGTTATGTTTGCATTAGTTAACTTACCAACATCGGATGAAATACAATCAAACACCTGAACTCTCCAACCACCTTGTGCCGCGTTACAACCAATAAGTGGTGAAAAATTAATATTGGTTCCCGGAGTTGGTCCATACGAATCATAAGTTCCAGTTAATGGTGTTGGTGATGAACATACATTTAAATTGGGACTTGCCGCATTTGTAAAACAAAGGTTATTGAAGTTGTTTCCACCATTACAAATACTACCTTGACTATTGGATCCTGGATTTGGTGATAAGGTAATCACTGGGCTACCACAAGAAGCCGGTCCAATTAAATAGAATCCCAAATCTGAAACCCAAGTGTGATTTCCGGTAAAACAAACTTTAATTGTTGTGTTGGTGTTTATTATTGATTGTGGTGGTGGTGGATTATAATAAGTAAACGATGTTGGTGTAACTGTATTGGTTCCAATTAAGTTTGTTGACCCACAACTAACTTGTGTGTTTGAGGCTGTAACTTGATTATTTACATTCCAAACCCAAGCAATATCACAACCAACCAATGTACCGTTTGATGAATAAACCTCAATTCTATAACCACCGTTAGACAAATTATTTAAAGTAGATGTTGCGCCGTTTTGGGTGGTTAATGTATTCCAAGAAAAAGTTGTATTGGAATATGAGAACCAGTTGAATGTATAAGGTGCCGTTCCGGAAGTTGGTGTATAAGTCAATGAGCCATTATTTCCTACACCACACCAAATAAAGATTGAATTGTTTGGTGATCCGTTTGTATAAACCGTTGGTCTAACTCCAGAATTTCCGTTTGCTGTAATTTGTGCTACAGTAAAAAAAGTTACAATAAGTGTCAATATGGAAAGTAAATACTTCATCAATTAATAAATATGAACAAATATAATGATAATATTTAATCTGACCAAACATTTTGACATATATTTACAGCCAACGACTATTTCTTTACTAAAGATTAATATTTATTTTTAAAGATTCATTATGCGAACATTATTATTCTTCCTACTAATATCACTTAACTATTTTTGTCAAACAATTAAAACAAACAATATAAAAATCAACCACGGTGATATGACACTCATATTAACAAAAGATACGTGTACTTTTATATCCATACACAAACTAAAATATGTTGATTTTTTAAAACTTGACAAAGAAAGAAGTGACAACTGGTTTCAGGACGTATTTGTTGATAAGTACGACACAAAATACTACTACAAATCCGGATATGATATGGGACATTTAACACCATCACACATCACATCATATGACAATGAACTTAATTATAGATCGTTTAGTTTGTTTAATTCGGTACCTCAGTTACCAAAATTTAATAGGGGTTCTTGGATGAGGTTGGAGAGATCAGTTGAGGATTCTGTTTCCAAATACAAAAAAGATGTGGTTATTATAACTGGTGTTATTTATGATGGTGTTAACTATATGGGTGGTAGTAAAATTCCAATACCATCCAAGTTTTTTAAAGTTTTGTTCATTGGAAAAAAGAAATACGTTTGGGTTGGTTCAAACTTGGATGGGAAAATTATAATTTCGGATCTAAAATCGGTTAATGGGTTAATAAGGGGGGGTGGTGAAAAAGTGGTTATAAAATAAGTTTAAAACTTTCTTTCGTCCATCATCCTTATTAGACAATCCCTAATTGTTTCACCTTTTTTAATATCATGTCCGGCACCGTAAGTACCACCTTTATATGTGTTAACACCACTACCGATGGGATTTGTAAATTCAACGTCAATAGTTGTTCTTACTTTTTTAAACAAACCAGTCCATTTAAAACATTTGGGTCTCCATTCTCGTTCTTCTAGTGTACAAATGGCTTCGGTTTCTTGAAAAATACCATCGTGGATATAATAATAGGTATGTTTTTCTGTATGTATTTTATTTTTAAACTTTGGGTCATAAAAGTCCGTTTTATTTTTTTTAGTATCGTGAGTCCAAGTTCCATCCTTTAAAAATACGGAAGTTCTAACCCAATCATATTGCCAAGGTAAATCTATACATTTTATTTTTTTAGTTCCTCTGTGGAACCATAATGAATCAGGAAACCAATTACTTACAGAATAAAAATAAAATCCATATGTTGGTCTTTCATCTTTATATTTTGGTGGTTTGTTTGTTTTGAACGTCATATAAAATTGCCCCCAAATAAAACAAAAATCCAATTTCCAATTTAACCCATTACTTGGTAGGTACCTAAAGTTCCACTTGTGAAATCCGGGATAAAATTCCATCCAATCATTTTTCCATCTACCGGGTTCAACCTTTTTTAGTCCTAACATATTTTAATTATTTAATTATATGTTATAATTTATTTTATCTCCATTTGCCATAGAATATACAACATGGGTTGGTTCCAATTTGAATTGGATTCCTTTTAATTTATTTGCATATTTCTTACCCATTCCTGATTTTAAATAACCGATTGTTAAATGGGGGTGGTAGTCAGGAAATGATGTTGTGTGTGGATAATTTGATAACTCTTTATTTGTTTCATGTAAGTTTGGTCCACTAGTATCAAACTTCAAAACATCATATTTTTCATTTTCAAATAAAGATGGATTTGTAATTCTACAAGTTCCATAATCAAAGTTGTTTATCACATCTGCAACATCACCTTCAGTAACATCATCATGCAATCCATAGAGTAATGTGGTGTGTGGTTCGTCTTCTAAACCAAAACTTCTATCACCATCTTCGGTGTAGATGTCTTCTTCATCAATTAGTGAATGTAGGTTTTTGATCTCAGGGAAATCAAAATATAACATTACACATCCGTAGTCGTAAGTTTGTTTTTCGTTCATAATATTAACTTAAATAATTTGACATATTTTTGGCTGCTTCAAACGCATCTTCCATTGTTTCAATGATTCTTGAACCTCTTAATTTATAAGGTATCACATATGATATTCCGTCAGCATCCATCCATCTTTTTCCAAGTTCATCTTCTGACTCATAAAGTTCTTTAAATCTGGTTTCATATTCATTCCATTCATCTTTAGGATAATCTTCTTTGGTTGGTTTGTATTTTTCATCAAACAACCTATCACCAATTTTAAATAGATTTCCTCCTCTATGCGTATACCCATACATTCCTTCAATAACAGGTTTATCGGTTCCATATGTTTCTTCGGTAATAACTGCGGCAACTCCATGTGGGTATTTTTCATCTACCATCATTTTGTTTTTCACGTACCATCTTGCTTCGTCCATACTACCAATGTATGTCCCATCAAGTGATAAGAATGAATTTTCTAATGTGTATTCGTTGTTTGGTCCAAATGTGTGTGTCCCAATTTTTCCTCCGGTTAATCTTTCAATTTCTTGGATCTCTTCTTTTGTTATTTCTAAACCTATGTCTTTCATTATCCTGCTGATTCATAATTTATTTCATCTTCAACCTCATCAATCATAGGTTGATTTTCCAATTCTTCAATTACAATATTGATTGCTTCCGGATAACGATGGTTCATTCCTGGTGGAAAGTAAATACTGGCAAGGCTCAATACTTCATTATTTACATAATGTCTGAACTTTCCTTTTTGTTTATTAACTTCCCAGTCCATTGACACATCATTCCAATCTTCCAATACAAGTCGGTTTCCACCTTTTTCCTTGTAATGTAATCTAATCAAATTATTATGACTAAATTTTTCTATGAATTCTCCTAATTTCATTTTTAATAATTTTTAATCTTTTATAAATTCAAATAATTTTTCATCCGATATTAGACGTGGATTTCTGTCTAAACCTCTTGATACAACTTTACCGATATGGTAACTAGTTCCAGTTGAATAATTATGTAATTCTACGACACCCATACCTTTACCAATATATCTTCCAAGCATAATTGGGTAGTTTTCGCATTTAATGTCCACCAAATCTCCGTGTTTTATTTTTACCGGCGGTTGTTTCCATTCGCCACTTTCCCAATAGTCATTGTCAATTAATGTTTGTTTTCCTAATTTCATAAATCAGTTATTATTCTTTTACCCATTTTATCTAATATTGTCTCAATTTTTTTGACAACCTCTATCGCATCTTTTTGTTTATCCCAATATTTTGGGTCCAATTTTTCATACCTACTTTCAAAGTATTTTTTAAGGGCGATGAGTTCTGTTGGTGGTAAGTTTTTTATGTCCATAACTTTAATTACTTTTTACAATTTTATCTGTTTTTGTTAAAACTATTTTACACCATTATCAAACCAATACCAACCAAAAAATATTCTCATCATTTGTCTGTGAAACCAATTTGGTTTATGGGTCATATTAAATTGAGTATAGTTAGTTTCAAGTTTACCTAATCTATAACCTCCAGCATATGTGGGGGGTTTTATTGATTTAAATGTATAATCTTCTTCCATATTATTCGGCAATATAAATTTTTGTTGGTCTTTCATTCTCAACAACACTTCCGTTGTCTGCTGTATGCCAATCCCTTACTCTACCAGTGTATGGTTTATATTCAGATTTAACGGCATAATGTATTTGACATCCTGCAATTATAATTTCTTTACCATTTCCACCAACAACAGCATACCAATTGGCACTATTTCTGTTGGTCTTAACTCCAAGGACCGAATCCTCCACGATTTTAACATCACCCCAAACTGCTTGATACGAAAAACCGTCTGGCGCAGTAAACCACTTGTCTGTTGTTATTAAGTATTTTCCTTCCATTCTATTCTGATTTAAAGGTTTTTTGTTTTTGATACACTTCAATTATCTCTTCGTCAGTATATGTTTTATCTGGATACTGCCCTACACAATGCCACCCTTCTCTTACTTCAACTGCATTATCTCTAATCCATTCTAACAATGATTTTTGTTCTTGTTCTTCCATTTCTTTGGCTTGTTCTATAAGCATCACTTCTTTAGCATCAAACTCACTTGGTCTCATATCACTAAGTTCTGATTCTTTAATTAGTTTTCTTAATTCTATTACAAACCATTCTACTGTTGTTTTCATATTCTACTTTTTTTTAAATTTCTTATACAAACTTAAACAATCTATTTTGATTTGAAAAGACCTTCTGGTTAAATTGGGGGTAAACCCTTACTCTTTATATTTGTAATTTTCAAACTTTTTGTTTTTACTAATTACTCTCCACCTTATCGTAACCATTGGGATATTAAGTGTTTTGGATGCTTCACCAGCCGATCTGTATTCAACATCATCAATTATTATAGGTATATTTTGTTCTCCGTGATATTTTCCTTTCTTACCTTCACTTAATTTCTTTTTTGTTTCCTCGGAGTGTTGTTTACCAAAAAATGGATTTTTATCTTCACTTCTGGGTCTACATTTATAACAAGTATCATTTATTGGTTTAATTTTTACACCACATTCGCAATATTTATAACTAATACCACCTTTCCAATTAGGATTCTTATCCATAGGTAATGAAAACATTTCTTTTTTTTCTTCGTCTGTCATCAATTTGTATCTTTTTTTAATTGATTCTGTAATTCTACGAATAATATCTTTTTTATTTGGATTTTTTGTTATGTTGTCACCACCACTAGATTTAATTCCGATATTATATTCTGGTTTTAAATCTAAATAATGTTGTTCTCTTTCAAGTAAAATTTTTTCATCACACAGTTCAATAATTTCAAAAATAAAATTTTCTTCCCCGTATTTGTTCCAAGCGTTAAGCAATGGTGAATTATGATGTTTTCCATTGTTTAATTTATTTTTATGTGTTCTCCATCTTTTTTTAATGTCTTTTGACGAACCATAATAAATCTTTCCATTTACCAAATTTTTTATTCTATAAATACCAACCATAGGACTACCTTTTAATATAAATATCTACAAAAGATAAAAAGTTAAATGGTAGTCCTAAAAAAACCTAAATTGCCAACTCTAATTTTGAATTTATTTTAGTTATACTGTCAATTCCGGTAATCTCAAAATCATCAATTGTGTAGTCGTAGAAGTTTTTATTCTCTTTTAAAATTAACTTTGGTTGTGTGTCTAATGGTTCCTTGTTTAATAATTCTGAAACACCAACAAAATGTCTATCGTATATATGTAGGTTCTGAACCAAATGACAAAACTTACCAACTTTATAGTCACAATGTCCCGCAACCATCATTAAAAGTGCTGTATATTGAATTTTGTTAATATAACCAGCAACTAAATAATCGTTGCTGCGTTGGATTAGTGTCATATCAAGAGTTAATTCTCCGTTATTTTTTCTTACCGAGAATAGTATTTCGTATGCGCAAGGAAATAAACCTTTTGTTTCAAATAAATCTTGATACTGAAACATATTGATGATATGTCTTCTACCAAACGGATCATCAATTAAACCTACTAATAATCTATCAATTAGATTGTATCTTCCAATTGTTGCACCATATCTTTGTCCGATTGTATCGTCACCAATATTCCATTCTTCCCACCAGTTAATACCCATTTCACGAGCAACTCTCAATGATGAAGTTTGTTTTTGATATATCCATAAAATTTCTTTAATACCGGTTTTAATTGCGGTATTTCTTAATGTCGGAATTGGAAACTCTTCTTTTGATATGTCATACTCTTCAAAAACTCCTGTAATAAATTTTGAGTTTGCCGGTGTTCCATCCTCGTATTTTGGTCTTGGATTTTCATCCCAAGAACCTTCTTCCATAATTTTTTGGATGTTTTGAATATAATATTTGTCGGCTTTACTCATAAATCCCACTTTGTTTTAACTTCACCATTTGTTTGTTGTGGAACTTTTTCCAATTGGTCTTCGTTAAAAATATGTAATAATCCGTATTCATCCATTTCACCAATCACCCGGACTTCACCAGCAATTGTTTCAAATACACCCACAATTGTACAAGGAAATTTATAACCTTTTGGTTTGTGAGCCTTGTCTCCCACTTTAAATTTTGTTTCTTTATTCATCTTTTAATTTTTTAATCTTTGTTTTTGTTTAAAAATCTGTTTCCCAGAAATAATCATCAGAGTATTTATAACTGTTTTTAACTTTGTTACCATTTTCAAATAATACCGTAACAGTTCTTGCGGTTTTTGCAATTACCATACCTTTACCATTTCGGTTATTCTCCACAGAATCACCTACTTTTACTTCTTTAATTGTTTTCTTCCAACTCATATTACTCTGATTTAAGTTCTCCACCAATTAAATTATTCAGTAAATAATTACTCCCAGCAAGATTTGCAAGTATTTTAAGTTCTTTAAATTCAAGTGAATTTCTTGCTTTTAATACACCATCTTTAAAATATTCCAAATAAAAACCTAATGCTCCTTTGTCAGGTATAACCCTATAAGTCTCATTTGTTTCAGTATCGTGATAATTAGTTATCCCGTCATCATCCACATAGATGTGACAATACTTATTTGCATTCAATAATTTTTCTCTTGTTTTACTCATAAACTTCTATTTTTTCGTTTTTATAATTAACTGTGATTAGTTTGGTTGGAATGTTATTTTCATCTAACTCATCTTTTGTGTAGTATGATTGATAATCATTTCTGTTTATTTGAATACCACATCTCTCTTCCAAACTCAGCTCTCGTTCTTCAATCTTTAATCCCCACTTTTCAGAGAACTCAATATCAGTTTTACATTTGTTGATAAATTCTTGTTGATAAAGAACTCTTACTTCTTTTAGAAGTGATCCTTCTTCTTGTTTAACTAAACAATCTTCTTCATTATTAACAGACACTTTCCCCCAATAGTTTTTATAACATTCGTCCAATAATTCTTGTTGTTCTTTATTCATAATGTTCCAATTGATTTTCGTTAAAAATATGTAATAATCCATATTCATCCATTTCACCAATCACCCGTACTTCACCAACAATAGTTTCAAATACACCTACAATTGTACAAGGAAATTTATAACCTTTTGGTTTGTGAGCCTTGTCTCCCACTTTAAATTTTGTTTCTTTATTCATCTTTTATTTTATTTGTATATTGATGGTCTTGAATTAAGTCTTTGACTCAATAATGTTTCCTTGAAACACTTAACAAACTCTTCTTTTATGTCTTCAACAACAATATCGTTACCGTACACCATTACATCTTTCTTAACCCTATCTTTCCAGTGATAATTTGTTGGGTAGTTGTATAAAAGGAAGTTCTCCATTTCCTCCATAGTAAAGGAAATTTCTATTTTAATTTGTTCACTCATAATCTTTTTTTTACCAACTTACTTCCCAATAACCGTCTCTTTGAACATCATGCCACCGAACTTTATACCCCACTCTTTCAAGATACCTCTGTGTTGATGGTTTCATTCTATTTGTTGTTGTTGAGAACTCTCCTCTGTTTGCGGATTTCTTAATCAACTCTATGGTTTCGTCTATCTCAGGAGTCCACTCAAACTCCTCGGCCATCTTTCTTGCTTCTTGTGCGTTCATATTATTTAATTTTATTCAATCCAATCTGTTTGTCCAAATTCGTGTTTACCATATAGTATTTTACCTTCCATAATGTCTTTCATTACTTTTGGCTGATAGTCCTCCAATAATTGTTTTTGTGTGATTTCCCAATTAACTGGTGGTAATTTAAAATCTGCAAAATAAGTATATCTAATCATCCCTATAATATTCTTTCCAACTTCTTTTGTTTCACCATTATCAAGTGTTGCTTCAAATTTACCTTCACCTATATGTTTTACTTTATAACTCATATCAATCAATCATTTTATATGTTGTGAATTTAACTTTGTTACCATCTTCTTCTAAAACACTTTTCTTAAACGATTCAATTACATTAAGAGCTTCTTGTTCGGTATTATGTAATTCTGTTATACCATTTGATGTTGTATAACGATTGTGATGTGTAATTATATTCTCCCATTTGGTACCCAACCAAACAACCCTACCAGTTCTCAATTTATTTGTTCCAACTTGTGGTATATAACGTTTTTCTCCGTTGTTACTTTCTTCTATTTTAATTCTATACATATCATTATGAGTTTTTCCATTCTTTCCAAGTATCAAAATCTTTAAGGGATTCCATTCTTTTTATATCCATCAAATAGGCTTGTTCTATAATATCATAAAACTTGTCCCAATTAATATGTAAAAAATCGGTGTCTCCATCAAGTTCAATTTTTTCCTTAATAAATTCTATAGGGTTCTGTTCCATACTATAATTTTTCAAATTCTTCTTTTACTAAATCAATTTGCTCTTCTAAACTTCGTAGTTCTCTACAAATCATTTCTTTAATTGCGTCTTTATTATAAAGACTTACCTCACCTTTTCTTGGGAAGGTTCCACCATATGAATAACCAATTGTCACACCCAAAGAACAAGATTTAAAAGCTTCTTCCAATTTACGTTTTTGTATTTCAAACCTATCAAGTTCTTCCTTGATTTTTTTTGCTTCTTCAAATTTTTCTATTTCCATATTATTTTTTATCAACAATTTTAATTAGTTTTTCTTCAGTAACAACACCATCATTTTTGAAAATGAATTTATAGTCACCTTGGTCATAATTATGTAAGGTTAATTGATTGATGCCATCACAAGGTATTTTCTGTACTACCAACGAATCAGATCTATAAACATCAAAAGTTTGACTATTGGTTTCCCAACTCACGACTACTGATTTGTTTTTTTCGTACTGAACAATATCTTGAGTTTTACAAGATGTTAAAATTAAACTGAAGATTAATATTTTTTTCATATGATTATTTTTTTACAAATATAATAATCATTTTTTGAATTTACAAATTAATTAAACTTTCCTTGGAACTCGTCATTACTTTCCCAAACATTAACAAACTCTTCCAATGTAAATTCTCTTACTTTATTTTCCTTTGGGTCGTCAACCAAGTAATCATAATTTGGTTGTTCCAGAGTTTTACAAAACTCAAGATATTTTTGATATGACTTTACAAGTTCTTCAACAAAGATTCCATTATCTGGTATTTCAATTACCACTGGTTCAGGAAAAAACATATTCATCCCAATTCCTAAATTAACTTCAATTTTTTTCATTATTCTGGTTTTTCGTATATTAATTCAATTATTTCACCATTCTTATCTTTAACATTAAATAAAACTGTATTTTGGTCTTTGATGGTCATAAATAAAACATCATAAACACCATCATAGTGAATGATTGCGGCAACATTAACTTTCTTTGATTTTTCATCCGTTTTAAAAAAACTAAACGCTACCGGATTGTCTCCTCTTGTGTATTTAGATTGTACAGTGTCAATTCCATTCATATCCATCACATAACTGAATGTTTTAATGGCCTCATCTTCTGTAAATACAGTTCTGATGTGACCTAATTTTGTTTTTTCAAAACCATCTAAATGTTTCACTTGACCATTTATGGTTGTAGTACAAAATAACGCAACTGTTAAAATTATTTTTTTCATATTTTATTTTTTATGTGTCCTATAATATAAATCAGTAATAACACCATTTTGGTCAATTACTTCAAAAAAATACTTATCAATAGTTCCGTCAATTTCACCAAACATTATTTTGTATTTGTTATTTTCTCTTAAAAATATACTAACGATAATGTTATCACTATTTGGGTCGTTACTAAAAAAACCAAAATCAATTGGGTTTTTAGTTATATTATAAACAACGTTAAGCGTGTCGGAACCATTTTTATCTAGAACATTATTGTATTCATGTATAGCCTGGATAGGATCTTTGAAACTCAACTCATAAAGTCCATATTCATTTTTTTTGAAATTCTTGACGTAATCTAATTGTGCGAAACTTGTTTTACCACACAAAAGTGCTAAACTTAAAATTATTTTTTTCATTTTTTATTTTTTACATTTGTTTCTTAAATAATCAGCCCATTCGGCTTGTTTCCTACCGTTGATGAAGAACCAACCCCAGTTGAGTTCAAACCATCTATTAATTCTCTTTAACATCTTCGGACATATTATATGGATCTTCAATATAATCGGCAACCAACATTACCATAAAGGCCGGTAATCCGATAACCAACGAAGGAATTGCCAAAACCAACGACAAACCTCTTAAACTGTAGTAAATTACTTTTTTCATATTTTTGTAAATCTTGGTAATGGGTACGTTGTTCCCGCTTTTTCATTTCCAATAATTTCAATCCACTCTTTTAATGGTCTAGCGTGTGTACTACCAAAAGATAATGATTTGTAAATTACCAATGCTTCATTATTATCTGTGTGATTTGCCAAACAAATCACCTCATATGTACCTCCTTTATAGTGTTGGTACTTTTCTCCCGGTAAAGGGTAATGGATGTATTCTGTCATATCTATTTTTTTCTGTTTTTATATTCGTCGTAAAAATATTGGATTGTTAAATTAATAACAAATAATGAACTAATAGTCCAACCAATTAATAATAATTTCAACATAATATTAAAATAATAACCCAATTAATAAACCAACACCAAATCCGGATAAAAATAATGATAACACAACTATTAGGATTAATTTTTTGATTGTTTTAAAATCAATTGCCGGTTGTTGTGTAAAGTTTGTTAAACCATTCATCATCTGTTGAAGGTTCTTTAACGTATTGGGATCAAACATATTATTCATAATTTTTAATTTAGTGATTTTGGTAAAAAAAGTAAAGTTGGGTTCTTTTTTTGTACTGTAATTTCTGGATATTTCTCACCAAACGTTTTGTTGTCAAACCTTTTGGTTATAAGATGATAACCATCTTTGGTTGGTAAACACGTTTCAATTTTGGGACCAACCGGTTCAAGTGAATCAATGAAATCAATAACTTGATTAACCAATTCCGGAGTTTTTTCATCAATATCAATTACCCACCTTTTTTCGTGTGTTTTTATTTGTCCAACAACCGAACTAAACAAACCATCTTGTTTATGACTTCCGTCCTGAATTCTCTGAGCTAATGCGACCATCATATTTAATGACACATCTTTGTGGTTTTGTTTTTGAACCTGAACATAAGCTCTGGCTTTAAAAAACTCACAAAGTTGTTTGATTTCTTCATAACGTTTTTCAAGATATTCAACGGATTCAATACAATAAGTTTTAATTGTTCTTACTGATTGGTGATTATCTCGTTCTCCTTCTGGTTGATCTTTCTTTCTTTTTAAAATAAGACAGTAATAGAAATCTCCGGGTTCTGAGAAATTTAATAAAGGTTTAATAAGTTCAAGGTTGTCAATCATTTTTAATTGTTTAAAATCAAGTTTTTTGATTCAATAAGTTCGTTTCTTTTTAATTTAACTTTATAATCCAAATCCGATATGAATGGTAAGGCCAACATATTGTCGTAACCTTTGTTAATCATTTGGTTTTTGAAATTGGATATCAGTTTTTCACAAGTTGTTAGTTGTTCCCAATTTTGACAGGATTTAATTACTTTTTCAATCCACTTTTTTGTTTTAAAATTATCTGACATCTTTTATTATTTTAAAATTATTAATTTTTAACCATTCCAAAAAATCAAGTGCGGTCCATTCATTTGGGTCTAGTTCACCAAGAGGTCCGTCACCAAATTGTTCTATAAACCCCGGTAAATAGTCATGTACTATTTCAATACCACCATTTTCGGCAACCTCAATTTTTGTTTTAACCATTTCAATAGCACAAGTTTCGCATTGTACTGCTAATTTATCACCTAAGAAATCGTGTTTACAGGTGACACACTCACACATATAGTTTCCAGGTGCAAATCCACCTACTGGGTATTTTCTGTTTTCCATTATTCCTCAATCTTATTTATAAATGACTGCCTTTTAGATGTTACCCTTGCTTCAAGTGGCCAAATAACACTATACTGATAATCTCTCCAATATTTGTTAGGTGTAGTTCTCATTAGTTGTTTTCTAAAATTACTAATTAATGTTTTAACGGCAAATGTCTGTTGGTATGTCTCACAAGAGTCAATTACCTTTTCTATCCATTTTGCTACGTCTCCGTAGTGTGTACTTCTTTTATCCATTTTTATATTCTTTTTAAAATTAAACAACCATCTTCATCAAGTTTTGGAATATCACCATAATAAACATTACCATTATTTGAAAGTGCCGGAACAGTCTCAATCTCAACATCCCATTCAGTTTGTTGTAGTGATTGTTTAAAAACATCAAAAGTGGGTTCATTTTGTACATGGAAAAACGCTTCTCTTAATTGTTCCTCACTAAACATCTTATGACCCATCAACTCAAGTGCTTTTTGGAAGCCTTTTTTAAAAGCAAGTTCTCTAATAAGTGCTTCTTCATCATTCCATACTTCACAAATAGGATATTCTATTTTAGCCAACTCATCCAAATCATATCCTTTCTCAATTGCTTGACAGTTTTTGAGTGATAACGATAATCCTTCTTTCTTTAAAGATGTTGATGCAATAACAACCCCTTTATCATCTTCAAGAATATAATTTACATCCGTTTTTATTAATCTTCCTTTCATAACCCCAAAATTAATAATATTATTTTAAAAAAACAAATCCCCACTACTAAGATGGGGATTTAATTTTATTTATTTAGTTCTTCAACCATTTTTATATTAAGTGTCGGTGTCCTTAAAATATCGTCGGTACAGGTTTTAATCACTGTCATTCCGTTATCATCTGAACTAACATCTTTAACCTCAATTTGTGTCCCGTCATTAAACCTTACTAATTTATCACACGTATTGTTTTTATTAAACGCCATATACATAATTCCACCGTATATTAAACCACTTAAAATAATTACAAAATATACTGTTCCAAAATTTCTTATCATCTTATTTAATATTTAAAAATGTTCCAGAACCACTTGTAACTGTTGTAGGCAAAACCCCATTCCATTTTTCAACTTTTTTAAACTCAACATACAAAGGTGTTAATTTTTGTTGTGTAAGTTCCATTGCTTTCGCTTTTGCTGCGGCATTAATTACCGTCTCAGCACTATCGGCCCTTGCAACGGCTACCTTTCTTTCACCATCGGCTTTTGCCGCAATTGCTTGTTGACGAGAAGCCTCGGCTTGTTGGATTGCTTTTGTCTTTGATATGATTGATTCTTGTAGTGCTTCTGGTGGTGTAATATTTGTTCTTAATTGTGATACATTAAACCACTTTGATAATCTCAAATTACATTCGGCAACGATGGCAGCTTCAAAGGCTTGTCGGTGATTAAAGATACTATCCACTTCCCAGGTATTAGATACGTCATTAACGGCACCAATAATTGCGTTCTTTAACCATCCATGTTCCACATCGGCAATTGGTCGTCTCAAGTTCACAAACATATCACCAATCGCATCTTCACGTAATGAATAATTAAATGTTGGTTTAATGGTTGCCGAGAATCCACCTTTTAAGATTACACTCTGGTCATCATATTCAATATGTTGTTGGTAAATTGGAAACTCCAATACTTGTTCAGTCCAAGCGTTATACATAACCCAACCTGTTTTATATTGGTAACTTGCAACACCTCTCTGATTTCCAACCAAATTGATTTTCAACCCTTTGTTTCCGGCATCAATCTTCTCAATTGCGAATGGTTGGATTGCTGCGATTATAAGTGAGAGGATGAAAATACCAATCGGTTTAACGAGCCACGCACCATTTAATCTTTTACGTGTACCATACATACTTTCAGTAACCTCATACATATTACCACTTGTTTTAAATGCCGTAAAACCGGCGATTACTAGTCCTGCTAGGACGATTAATGTTCCAATCATTTTTTGTTTGTTAATTTATTTAATGTTTCGCCTGCTAAATACATAAAGATCCCAACCAACCCGACGATACCTAAAAGTTGGATGAACCCGTTAACTTCTCTACTTATAACATAATCCGCAAAAAGTGAAATCATCGTTATTAACCCGAGCCACTTCAAAAATAATTTAAAATATTCCATATATTGTTTTTATTTGGTTACTAATCTAAAAAAACACAATCACTGAAGTCATACAAATGATTACCCCTGGTTGACCTAACTTGCAAATAATACTTATATCCGTATAGCTTAAATGGTTTTTGTCCTTCACCATCCTTCAATGGTTTAATTGGAAGTTGGAGGTTTGTTTCAATACCGTGAATGACCTCAATGTTTTTAACAACATCCGTCCAAGTTGATAGTCCGTATTTACCATTATATCTAAATTCCTTTCCAACCAACTGTTTTAAATCAAACGTTGGTGAGGTTTCTTCAATTTCTGGCGATAAAGGATTTCTTTCACCGGTTAATTCCTCATAATAAGGATTAAGTTCACCGGTGTAAGGATCATGTGTTGGTATTTTGTTCATCTTAAAACAAACTTTGCATTTGGTTCATAATACTGATTAATCTTAATTCAAGAGCTTGGATTTCTTTTTTATCTTGTTCCGTTGGTTCAAAATTCCTTGCTTTGATTTCACTGATTTGGTTTGAGACTTGTCTATGTTGGTTTAATAGACTCTCATACATTACTTTTTTACTTTCCATTTGGTTTTATTATTTCGGTTAATGAATATGTACCAGCAACTATAATGAAAAATGCACCAATAGTCAACAGAACAAACATTCTAAAAAAATTATATATCATTTTACTATCGCTTTTGTTAGTGTGTTAATCAACGCTTGGACTTCACCGAACTCGTAAAATCTAATCAATGGATCCGTGTTAAACGCCTCAACATACCAATTCTCATCTTTAATTTCTTCATTTGTTGGTGTAATGAAGGTCAGTCCATTTGCGATGTCCAATACATAATAATAGGAATCGTCGCCTTCAAATTCATTAATTTCTTCCTTTTGGAAACCCAATAATATTAATTCTCTTTCTGTCATTTTTTATATTTTAAAACAAAGTTACAAAATCATTTTTTAATAATCAAACTCTATTGTCCAATTCTTCCAAAATTTCTTTAAGTTTTTTGTCAGCTTTTTTGAATTTCCAATCGTGGAAATAATATAACAACATAATAATTCCAAGTATTATAAGATAGATTGTGATTGGTAAATAACCAAACAACAACAAAAAAGCTTGGACGAATATTATAATTGAAAAAATTAAACAAGATATGTTATGGTTTTTCATTTTTTTGAGTTCAATCTCACATAATTTCAATAATTGTTCTTCGTTTAGTTCTTTCATTTTAATTTTATAATTAATTTACCAACATTCAATGGATCCACCGTACATTCCATTTTATAATCCTCAACGGTTTGTTTAACAATATCTTTCATCTGGTCCGATATTCCGGTTATGATTTCAACCTCATTTATCTTTTTTTGCATATTTTCCCAAATAAAATTGTCAACAAGTTTTTGAACTTCAATATGTTTAATCCCGTGGAGATCCAATGAGTTCATCTTTGAATAATTCGTTTGTTATTATATTATTTTCTGGGTCAAACTTGCCCAGGTTATAACCAACAAAAGTTCCGTTGTCATATTCAATTTTCACCATCAAAAATCCAAGTTCGGAAACATATATATTATGTAATTGACCGAAACCCTTTGATGTTTTAATTTTCAGATTGGATTGTGATTTTGTCATAAATTGATTGTAGGGTATTGGATATTTGTGATTTAATTTGTTCTTCGTGACTGATTCGTTGATTTTCAACTTTCCTATCATAATGTGTGGTGATTTTTTCAATGTCCCTCTCACCCAATGTTGTCACATAATGATAAACATGGTTTGTGATTTCAACTTTGCTTCCTTCAATGATTAAAAAGATATCAAGGGTTTTGTTGACAATATATCTTTTTCCGGACAATGGTGCCATTGTGAATTTGGAATCTGGGTGGTTAACCAATTGTCTAACAATTGAACAAGTTATTTTTTCATAACCGGTTTTATCCTCCGGTGCTTTAAACCAACTCTTTCCTCTTTCCCAAATATAATATTTAACCTTTAATCTCTTGTATTGGCGTTTGAGCCACAATTCAAACTTTGTCATATCCTTATTTATATATAAGGACAAATATAAGAACTTTTTTTCAATTAAAAAAATAATTAATTAAATTTTTTGATTTTTTCTTTTTCTCGCATTTCGGTGGCATATTCCATCCACACATCTTTAACCATTGGCCATTCAGTTGAAGGGTCGTTAAATTGTCTGAAATTTTCATTAAACCATTCGTTCATTGCTTTGTTCAATGAAATCTTTTTGGTTTTTGCCCTTTTGATTAATCCTCTAACAAACGCTGGGACTTCTTTGTCTGATGTTAAATATTCAACAAAATCTTCACCGGTACTTTTATCCGCCAATTCAACATCCTCAAAGTTTTGTTGTTCAATATGTTCAAGTTCATGTTCAACCGTTTCCTTGACTTCACCAACCAAATCTTGCATAACATCCGGAAAATAACTTGGGTTGAATGTTATTTCAATTTCCATTGTTTCCATATCGGCCTCAGCTCTGATTGAGAACGGTTCGTTTAGATTTTCATCTTCAATAAAATAACAATATAAATTAAATAAGGCATATTCATCACCCCTCTCAAACTCAAGATCCTCAAGTTGAAAATCTTCTTTCTTTTTAAATTGATTAATAATTAATCTTGAGATATATAATGATAGTTGATCTGATTTTCTTTCAGAAATTAATTTGTTTTTGATTTTTTTAATAAGTCGTTCAATAATTAGACTTTTTCTCATTGTTCCAAGTGTGAAATTAAAACACCACCGATTGAAGAAGCGTGAACCATTAAATGATTAATTGATTCAATGTCAAGTTTTATTTTTTTCTTTGTATAATCAAGTCCCAAGGTACCGATGAATCTTTCATCAATTGTTTTAATTGCAAATAAATAACCTGATTGACAACCTGATTCTTCGGCGATATACTTTAAACCAAAGGTCGCAATTGAATCATCTTTAAAATCCGCAATTTCAATGACATCATTTTGCAATAGTTCATTAATTGATTTTGAGAATAAATTTACCGGAATATTATGAAAGTTTGATTGTACTGAATTAACTCCGGCAGTTACAGTTTCATACATAATTGAGAATTTCGCCATTGATTTTCCGGTTGGGTAGAAGTTACCTCCGTTGTGAAATTGTGTTACCCACACCCTATCAGCATCAAACTCCTCTTTGATATGTTCAATTTTTTGATTAATTAATTCACTAACTCTTAATGTGTCGTGAACCATATCTGGTTTCTTTTTTCTTTTGTCCAAATAGTTTTTTAAATAAATTACTGATAACGGACCCAAAACACCAGTAATAAAAGCAACAACAATTCCCACGTAATCTCCCATAATTTTTGTTTTAATTAATAAATATCTGTTAAATTAAAAACCCCTCCGGTTAAGAAGGGGAAATTTAAAAAAATTAAATAAAATTATTTTTTTGCAACGATTGACCAAATAGCACCGATTAATGTAATCACACCACCGATAACTTCAGTTACAGTTGCTTCATCTGCAATTCCTTTGGCTACTACAATACCACCAGCGAAGGTTAATACGTGTCTAACAATACCCAAAACTTGCTCTCTTGTAAAATTCATAATTCTAAATTTTAAAAGTTTATTTACATATAAATATATATTTATTTAGAAAATAAAAAACAAAAAAACAAATAAGATGATTTTAAAACTTGGAAGTAAAGGAGAAAATGTGAAAATCTTGCAAAGATTTTTAAAACTTAGTGATGATGGTGACTTTGGACCAAAAACCGAAGCGGCCGTTAAAAAATGGCAAAAAGAAAATAAGTTAAAAGATGATGGAATTGTTGGACCAAAAACTTGGGAAGCGATGGGACTTGCAACAACTGATCTAAATGAACAATTTAATTCAGACAACGAAACATTGTCATTCAAACAATATTTTTTACCAAAGGATGAATATTTGGCCGGACCAACAGATAAAGAATATTTGTTCTTGCATCACACGGCCGGTGGACCAAACCCATACCAAGTGGTTGATATGTGGGCAAAGGACACCAGAGGTAGAATCGCAACTGAGTTTGTATTGGGTGGTCCTGCTTGTAACGGAAAGAACGACCAATATGATGGTGAAATAGTTAAATGTATACCGGATGGTGGTTATGGTTGGCATTTGGGTGATAACGGTTCAATGCATATGCACAAATGTTCCGTTGGTATTGAAGTATGTAATTATGGTTATGTAACTAAAGGTGGTTATAGAAAGGGAAAAACCTGGGTAGCAAAAGATGCCAATAAATTCTATAACTACGGTGGTGGTGAAGTAATTGAATCTCACGTTACCACATTGGATAAACCATTTAGAGGTCATAAAACCTGGCATAGATATTCTGACACTCAGTTGGAAGTATTAAAAGATCTTATCTTATTTATTGCAAATAGAGATAACATTGATGTAAGAAAGGGGTTGATTGAGGAAATAAGAAAGAATGGTGCTGGTGGTTTTGAATTTAATGAGAATGCTTATTATGGTAGAGTTAAGGGAATGTATACCCACACAAATACAAGACGTGACAAGGTGGATATGTTTCCACAACAAGAATTAATGGATATGTTATTAAGTATCTAACAAAAAAAAGGGACAATAAAGTCCCTTTTTTTGTATCTATATCACCCCCTCTTAAAGATAACGAGGAGTAGTCATATCGGTTTTTTCCAGTTGAAAAACCTGCCGGGCATCCCCTTATTGAAAAAGTGAAGTCAGTGAAGGACTTGAACCTACGGCACGTCCCCTTCTTAGGGTTGGGGATTGCTCTACCAGTTGAGCTAACTGACTTTCTATATAATTATAACAAACAATATTTAATAAGTCAAGTGGTTACTTTTTGATTACAGCATCAAACTCACTAATAACAAATTCAAGATGTAAAAAATCTTCTTTTGGTAAATAAGTCACCTTGAATCCTCCGGTTGCAATTGATGTTTTCTTTTTAATCGCTTCTTTTAATAATCGTCTGGCCGTTTTTTTGATTTCACCAATACTGGGTACACCTTCTTCGGCGGTAATCCACTTCCAGTTTAAAAACTCCATTACTTTGACAACTCTTTCAAAGTCAAACCAATCCATAATTTCATCAATGGCTTCTTGATGTTTTTCTTTCATCTTATTTTAATTTTTTTGAGGTCAGAGTTGGATTTGAACCAACAATATGCAACCTTATAACTTCTCGCGTCCAAATTGCTCTTGGACCGTGGTGTCTTGAGGGTTTGGGTACCGTCCCGCATTACGCTTCTGACCTTATTTCTTTTTTCTGACAACAAATATAATTGAAATAAATGATATTAACAACAAAAAACTCATTTTTTTATTTTTTTTAAAAAAAAATTAAACAATTAGTGACTTTTTGTAAAGTACCGCATATTTATATAATGTATCGGCAGGGATGCGGGTAACTAGTATCTATATCACATATCCAATATCACATATCACATATCCGTATGTATATACGTATCCAGAAAAACATGCTGTATAAAGAGATACAGAATAAACTATCATTTTAAAAATTAAAAAATGGCAGAAACTAAAATTGTATTAGACCGTCAGTCCGACTTATTGCTGACGAACGCAACGATTTTAACTCCATCCGGTTTAACAATTACGGATATCGCGGAGTTAAGTTCAACCTTATCCAGTCAGGATTCTAGCAGAATCTCTGGTGATGCTTCATTGGATGCGAAAGTATCAAATGAAACGTCCAGAGCAACATCAGCTGAAGGTTCATTGGATAACAAAATTTCATCCGAGATTTCAACTGAAATCTCAAACAGAGTATCAGGTAATGATTCTCTTGAAGCAGACTTATCGTCTGAAGTATCAAGAGCCGAATCGGCTGAAGGCTCATTAACCGACAGAGTATCTGTTGAAGAAAGTACAAGAGAATCTGCTGACGATTCATTGGATGCAAAAGTTTCAACTGAAACTTCAAGAGCTGAAAGTGCTGAAGGATCATTAGATTCAAAAATTTCTTCTGAAATTTCTGCTGAGATTTCAAACAGAGTTTCTGGTGACGATTCATTGGATGCAAAAGTTTCTAACGAAACAAGTAGAGCTGAGTCTGCTGAAGATTCATTATCTGCAAGAATTTCAAGTAACGAATCAGGTGATGATTCATTGGAAGCGTTGATTTCTCAAGAAACATCAAGAGCAGAATCTGCTGAAGGTTCATTAGATTCTAGAGTATCTACTGAAGAAAGTAACAGAGCATCTGCTGATAGTTCTTTGGATTCAAAAGTTTCTTCTGAAACTTCAAACAGAGAATCTGCTGATAGTTCTTTGGATTCAAAAGTTTCTAACGAAACAAGTAGAGCTGAAAGTGCTGAAGGATCATTAGATTCAAAAGTTTCTAACGAGACTTCAAGGGCAGAATCTACTGAAGGTTCATTGGATTCAAAAGTTTCTAACGAGATTTCAAGAGCAGAATCTGCTGAAGGTTCATTAGACAGTAAAGTATCTTCTGAAACAAGTAGAGCAGAATCTGCTGAAGATTCATTATCTGCTAGAATTTCTCAAAACGAATCTGGTGATGATTCACTTGAAGCTTTAATTTCTCAAGAAGTTAGTAGAGCGGAATCCGCTGAAGGTTCTTTGGATTCAAAAGTTTCTACAGAAACATCAAGAGCGGAAAGTACTGAAGATTCGCTTGAGTCCAGAATTTCAACTGAAGAAAGTAAAAGAGATTCAGCTGAAACTTCATTAGATTCAAAAGTTTCTAACGAAACGTCAAGAGCTGAAAGTGTTGAAGGTTCATTGGATTCTAAGATTTCATCTGATATTTCTACTGAGGTTTCAAACAGAGAATCTGCTGATAGTTCTTTAGACAGTAAAGTATCTACAGAAACTTCAAGAGCGGAGTCAGCTGAAGATTCATTATCTGCGAGAATTTCAAGTAACGAATCAGGTGACGATTCACTTGAAGCTTTAATTTCTCAAGAAGTTAGTAGAGCTGAGTCAGCTGAAGGTTCATTAGATTCAAAAGTTTCTACGGAAACTTCAAGAGCAGAATCTGCTGAAGGCTCATTAGATTCAAAAGTTTCTTCTGAAACTTCAAGAGCAGAAAGTGCGGAAGGATCATTGGATTCAAGAGTTTCAACTGAAGAAAGTGTAAGAGCAAGTGCTGACACATCATTAGAAAATGAAATTGATGGTCTTGCTGATGCTGATGGTGTTACCGTAATTGTAAATGGTGATAACAAACTTGAGTTAAAACAAGTTGTTGCAGCAAATAGTGGTGGTACCAGAACATTTGAGGGTTCAATCGTTCTTGGAACAACTGGTTCAACGGCAAGTGGTTTAAATTCAACTGCGTCAGGTTATAATACCGTTGCGTCTGGAAATTATTCTCACGCTGAAGGTGAAGGAACAACGGCATCTGGAAATTATTCTCACGCTGAGGGTAGATTAACAACGGCATCTGGATATCATTCTCACGTTGAAGGTTCTTTAACGACAGCATCCGCATATTATTCTCATGCTGAAGGTATTGGAACAACGGCATTGGGTCAAAGTTCACACGCTGAAGGTATTCAGACAACTTCTGTTGGTAATGGTTCTCACGCTGAAGGTAATTACTCAGTAGCTATAGGTAGTGCTTCTCACGCCGAAGGTATTCAGACAACGGCATCTGGAAATTATTCTCACGCTGAAGGTAATTACACAACGGCATTGGGTCAAAGTTCTCACGCTGAAGGTAATTCTACAACTGCATCTGGAAATTATTCTCACGCTGAAGGTTCATCTACAACAGCCTCCGGGTATGGTTCTCACGCTGAAGGTATTCAGACGACTTCTGTTGGTTTAGGTTCTCACGCTGAAGGTTATTACACAACGGCATCTGGAAATTATTCTCACGCTGAAGGTAGATCAACAACGGCGTCCGGATATGTTTCTCACGCTGAAGGTAATACAACAACGGCATCAGGATATGCTTCTCACGCTGAAGGATACAAAACAATAGCTGAAGGTGTTAACTCTCACGCAGAAGGTGGAGATCAAGCTAATGATTTTGCTGGAGGTTATGCAATTGGTGTTGGTTCTCACGCTGAAGGATTTAATACAACTTCTGTTGGTGATATGTCTCACGCTGAAGGTTATGCAACAACGGCATTAGGAAATTATTCTCACGCTGAAGGATATTTAACAACGGCATCTGGATATTATTCTCACGCTGAAGGTTATAATACAACGGCATCTGGATTATATTCTCACGCTGAAGGTGCTTCAACAATCGCATCTGGATTATATTCTCACGCTGAAGGACAAGCGACAACAGCATCTGGACCTGGTTCTCACGCTGAAGGTTATCAAACAACAGCATCAGGATATTATTCGCATGCTGAAGGTGAAGGAACAATTGCAGCAGGTAGAGCACAACACGTTCAAGGAACATTTAACGT